TTTGATTACCTCTTTGCGCTATCATTTGTCCTGATGGATCGTTAGGAAATAATCCTGCATAGGTTTGTCCCCTATCTGCTGGCAGAGCTGCGATCCCTGCAGGTTGCGGTTGCTGAACAGGAGGTGGTGTCACTGGAGCGGGTGCCGTGGGTCGTGGCATTTGTTCCATAGCGAACATGTCTACTGATGGTGAGTCAACTTGACTTTGTGGTTTGACCTCTTCTTCTTTTATTTCAATTGACGGACCAGATTTTTCTACTTCATATATGTCTAAGTAAGATGCATCCTCTGCATCAGGTGTGACATCAAAATATTGCATTGCAGGAATACTGCCAAATAAATCATAGACAAGTTGTTTACCAGTTGCAGTATCTAAAAATTTTGGTTTCTTTTTTTCTAGATCAATTAATTTTCGTAACTCATCTGGATTTTGTATAATTTCAGCTAATTTTCTATTAAGCATATCTTCGCTTATTTTTATACCAGCAGTCATCGTTCTTCCTGCAACTGTAAACATACCAACTCTTGAGCGAATTAAATCACGCAGTGCAGATTGAAATCTTTGTGGAACTGGGTCAGTAGATCTTCTATCTAAAATTGATAGAACTTTGTTAAATTCATCAATATCTTTTAGGTATTGAGGATTATCCTTAAATACAATATTCAAATTTTGTTTGTTTTCTTTAATAAATTTATTAAAAGCTTTTCCATTAAAGGAGAAATCAGTTGGATTAGTGGTATCTAACATCATTTTCTGTGTAACAAGGGTCTTAAATTCATTTTCTAGAAGCTCATCGTCTTTAATAATTTCCATAACTTCTCGCAGTTTAGTTGGTTTTGCTCCACCAAATTCGTTACCTTGAAATGCAAATTTAAATATATCCTCTGGATCTTTATTAAGTATTTGTCCCTCAGTAGTTTTATTCAATTGAGCAATTAAATTTTTGTTCTTTACCTCAATATCATCTAATTTTTTTTGTAAACCACCAACCCTAGAAATGTCTTTGTAACCATCTTTTCCAAAAAATTTTTCTAAACTATATTTGTAATCCTGAATAAACTTTTTATGTTTGTTCAAATCAATTTTACCCTCTTTTTTAGGATCAACAATTTGCATATAAAACTCATTTATGTTGTTTTTGTATAAATCCATAGCCTCTGGATTAGTCTTTAGAACATCGTAAACATCATCAATTCGAGATTGTTGTGTTTTACCAGTTTTAAAAGTTGTTTTAAATATGTCTTCATCACCAATATTTAATCTACCACCATTTTTTTGAACTAGTTTTCCAACAAATCTATTATAATAATCATAGAAATTTTTTGCCTCCTCATCTATAGCTCTATATTTTGCAAGGCCAACATCATTTTTTCCAAGGCTGGTGTCCATTTGTTTATTTATGGCTTTTACTAATTGATTTATTTGTTGCTCAGATGGTGTGTTTTCAGCGGATATTTTTTTAGCTTCTAAATCTCTTTTTAATCTAAGTAAATCAGATCTTGTATTATGTAAAGTTTGAAAGTTAATCTTTTCATCTTTTTTTGGTAATTTAAGAATACCACTCATACTAGGATAATCTTTTAATAAGGTATCCTTAGCTCTAGCAGAAAGACTATCAACAGTTTTTCTTAATTCTTCAACACCTACTTTTCTAAGGGCTAACCCATCTGCACCCCCTTTATCTACTCCCTTAAATAGTTCTTCATACATTTTTGCTATTTCATTTCTTCGCATATCTTGAAATTCAGTAATTGCCGATTTGATAGATATACCACCCTCTTTAATTGTTCCATCTGGAAATTGTAAAACAGCATCTGTCAAATCATTATTTGAACTTTCAAGAGCATCAACTAAAGGTTTTCTTTTTGCGGAGTTGAGCTCTAAGGCTTTATCTTGCATTTTCTTCATAACTGTGTCAAAGCCATCTGGATTTTTGCCCGTTAAATTTTTTGCAACAAAACCATTTCTATATAACTCAAACAATTCTTTCAAGGCTAATGCATTATTTTTATTAAGTTGGTGAAAATCTCCTTTAACACCATATTTTGAACTTTTTTCAAAAGCATTTTGCCATGCTAAAAGTTCAGGATCGTTTGTAGCTTGACCTAATGTAAATTTAAGCTCTCCTCGTAATTTATTATCAGCAATTTTTTTATTTACATTGTCCGCTAATTGTTTAGCTTCTTCTGCACTACCAACAAAAGCCTCAAAATCTTTTTCATTAAAACCATCAGTCATTTTTTTTGAACCTTTAGCCAGTAATTTAATCATACCTGGGACAGCAAACAAAGTTCCTGCTGCGGCTGATATACCACCAGTCGCCATAGTTTCATTAAGATAATCACTAAACCCCTCAACATCTGGATTTAGTCCAAAATATTGATGCCCTACATAAATTCTAGCCATGTCACCTGCCATAGCACCAAGAGCACCCACACCTACAGCACCAACAGCTGCTCCTTTTGGACCAACAAGAGAACCAGTAAGTCCACCAGCTATTGTTCCAAGAGCCTCTCCAACCGCTATACCAGTGTCACTTACTGCGGCTCCAAAATCACCAGCATCTAGACCTGGTTTATTTATCAACATAAATTTTCCTAATTTTGGATTAAATATTTCTAATTCACCAGTGTCAGGGCCTTTCCTCACTTCAACATCTTCACCAAAATATTGTGAACCCACATTTTTTAAACCCTGTACAAGATTTTTTTCATCAATACCCGTGCTTGCCACTGCTCTTGCTTTAAATGCAGGAAAATCAGGGTCGTCTTTAGCAACACCTGTTAAATCTGCAATTTCTCCAGGACTGTAAGGAACGTTCACTATTTCTGTTTTTATAGGTCCATATTGTCCAGATCCAGATATGGCTCTCTCTTCAGTCTTTGGTGCATAATCATTTAAAAATTGTCGTGCACCAAAAATTATATTTTTTTCTTCTTTAAGTCTTTTAAAAACATCATAGGCATGTTCAGCATCTGACTTTGACTTAACAATTTCAGGATCAAGATTGTTTTTATAAACCTGAAAATTAACATCAGGCGATGTTGGGTTTACATATTTTGTGAATACATAATAATCTAATGGGTCTTCACCCATTTTACCTCTATCATAATTTACAAAATCATAGTACCTAGCTGCCACTTGATCATCAGTTTCATTTTCAAGATTGGGATATTCTTTTCTTAATTGTGGAATGCTTTTTAATTTCATAGCCTTAACTCATAAAATCTTTTTCTTCTTTATCGCCCTCTTTTTTTATGGGTTTGTAATTAAAAGGGTCATCAAAAAATTTAAGTCTATCTTCTAAATATTTAAACTGTTCTTTTTCTAATTCTTTTGGATCAAAATCTTGATAGAATCGTCTAAATTTTTTCAAAGGTTGTCTGAGTGCTCTTGATCCTACTGCATATAAACTACTTCTAAATTGATTTGAGTCAACACCTGAACCTATAGATTTCATAGCTAATTCAATATCACTAACAGAGAAACGACCACCTTCTTCTCGTGCTTTAGCTAAAGCATAAGCCAATTCAATAACCTCAGTTTGTAAACCTGCTGCTTCAGCTTGCACTCTTGCATTAAAAGCATCTGCTAATTTTACAAATTCTGCTCTTTTTCTTGCGTTTGCGATATTTTCTTCCGCATACTGTTTAGGGTCAAGAATTGCTTGTCTAATTAATCTTTCATTATCCTTACCCTCAACAGAGTAAAGATCCCTTTGGCGTTTTCCAATCATAAAATTTTTATAAGCAGTAGTGGTACCAATAAATCTAGTTAAAGAACCTAAGCCACCACCTTTAGTGACTTTTAGACGTTCATCAACTTTACCTATCAGATCAACCAAACCTTCTACATTATTCATTTCACTTCTGATTGCTTTTCTCTCAGCCATATCTGCTTTCATTTTTTCAGTCATAAACAACATGCGCATTTGTTGATCCTCACTCAGCTCCGCAGGCATGTAAAGTCTTTCATTAGGAGCTTTTGCCAAATCAGCTTTTAGTTCAGCATCTGTTACAGTTACAGGTTCTCCTTTTTTAAAACCATAGGCATCCCTTGCAAAGCGAAAAGTTTTAGGAGCACCGCCTGATTCTTTATCGTAAGGTAAATATGTAGTTAAATCACCACCATCTGCTGCTTCAAAAACTTTGTATTTTGGCACTATACCTGGTTTGTAGGTACCATCTGATTGTTTTATCATATATGTGCCTATATCCTGTGATTTTTGTTTTCCAGGTGGTCTATATCTAGGAGAACCATCCTCGTTCATTACAGACTGAAGTTGTGCCTCTGTAACAAACACACGTTCATTAGTAACTGTATCAATTGCCTCTTTGGTTTTACTAAATTCTGCCTTTTGTGCATCAAGCTCTGCTTCAGTTGCTTTTAAACTAGCTAAACTCATTGCTCCTCTTCCCAAACCGCTAGCTAAGTTAGAAAAAAGATCACCAGGCTGTGCTAAGGCCATAGCTAATTGCGCTGCAAAAATACCTTTTTTTTCTCCTTGACTAAAAAGAGGTTCGCTACTTGGTTTATTTGTTAATTTTTCAGATGCTTTCATAACCTCTGATTGGGCTTTGTATTTACTCATTTCATTAAGCATACCATCATCTTTAACGTTTTTTGGAGGATCAATAGACATAATTCCTGAACCTTTCTCCTCTGCAAGAGCTTTCTCGTTTTCTCTGCCACTAATGATACTTTCAGTTATATTTACATCTTGTTTTGGAGATGGCACTATTTCAATATTTTGTTGAACACCTGTATTTGGATCTGTGTAAATATTTGCCTGAGCTAAATTCATCAGACCAGATTGTCTTTGTCTAGCCTGATCTGCCTGCATAGCTATACCACCAGATACGAACCCCTGCGGTTTATTAAGTTCCATAAATCTTTGTCTAAATAAAGGTCTGAGTAAAGTCTTATCCATCTACCCACCCATGTTACCAACTAGCTGATAAGCAGCATAGGCACCTAAACCTGTAGATGCAGCTTTTGCTAATGGATCAACTCCTGGTCCTGTTTGTTGTGTGACAGTAGATGCTGCGGTAGGTAATGCAGTCATAATACCTTTTTGAAACTCTATTCTTTGATAAGGCTCATAGGCTCTGGCAATCTCTGTTTGTCTTTGTGCAGTCAAAGCTTGTTGAGCTAATTGTTGTTGGACTGCTCCTGCTCTTGCCATTTCTTGAGCAGCTTGTACTCCTGCTCCTGCCTGAGCTCCACCTAAACTACCTAACGTTGAAGCACCTGTTAATCCTGTTGTAATCTGTTGACGTTGTTGATCTTGAGCAGCTTTTAGTGCTTCATTAAATCCCTGACGTTGAGCTTCACCAATAGCTCGTATCCTTCCTGTTTGTAACTCACCTAAAGCAACACCTTCTCTACCGCCACCAAAAGCCCCTGCCTGAATAGCTTGACTAGCTAATTGATTTCTAGAAATTTCTGCTTGTCTGTTTATTTCATCAGTGACAAAAGATTGATATGGGTTCATAAAACGCATAATGTCTGGCATTTGACTAGCTACTTCTTGTGCTTGACCCACTTGTTGAATAGCTTGAGTAAACGCGGGTTGACCTAATGTAGCTAAACCACCTGCTTGTGTAAATTGTTGTTGCTGCAAAGGCGAAGGTCCCGCAACTTGTATTTCAGGAATAGCAATTGGTTGTGCGGATAGATCAACTGCTTCATCAAACAAAGATAACTTACGAGCTTCTATTTCAGGAGCTTCTCTTGCAATCTGTGTTGTCGTTTCTGGGGTACTAGGTGCAGGGGCTGGTGCTGGCGCTCCACCACCACCTCCAAAATAACCTTTAAGTCCGGTCTTTCTATTTATCTTTCCCGCACCACCAATACTTTTTAAAAGCTGTGCTTCATAACTATTAATATGCGCTAATTCTGTATCTTCGTACTCACCTTCATCTGCTAAATCTCTATGTAACAAATTATAGAGTTTTACCTTAAGCTTTGTAGGTAAGAATTTAAGTAGCCACTTCATAAAAACATCCTGTATGTTTAAAATTTAAATCATTTTGTTTAATCGCTCTAGCCCAACCTTTACGACCTATAATCTCAAGATTGGAACAATTATTTTCTTTTGCATATTTCATAAAAAACTTTTCTATATATTTAATATTTTTAATAATTTTACTACCACCACAAAACAAAATTCCTAAAACTGTTTTTGCTGGATAACAAACTTTTTGTACAACATATACTGCAGACAAAACTTTCTTTGTGTATATCAAAAACATAGTCATTGTACCACATTGTAACAATTGGTATGTTGTTTCTAAAGTGTGTCTGCCATTTGATTGTTTAGTTGCACTTTCAATCCAATATTTTACTTTATCCCAAAACACATCTACACACTCTTTATCAACTTGTTTGATTTCTATCATTGACTAAATCATATACTCTTTTAAAAGAATCTTGTTGTTTATAAAAAAATTGAGCACCTTTTCTTCTCATCTCTTTAAAATCATCTGGGTTTGCTCCTGACATAATTCCTGCTCCTAATATTGCATCCGCTCTTGACACAAATTCACCATCAGCTAATTGAGCTAACATTGTATCTTCATCTTTATCACCATTTCCAGAACCATCTTCAACATAACCCATAGCTCTTACATAATTGTTAGCATCTTTTTCATCGTGATCTGATTTAGATGGTAAAAAGTTTACACCACCCTGTTTTAGTTTTAAAGCGGCTAAACCACCTTCTTTTGCGGTAAACATTTTTTCTTGTTCCTCATAAACATTTCTAGGAGTAAGGTTACCCATTGGCGGTGCAGGTGCTCTTTCACTAAACCCTGCAAATCGTGGTCTTTGTTCTGCTAATGCTTTGTCATATTCTGCTTGATCAAAAGTTTGTCCTGCAGGTACAGTGCCTGTTGGCTGACCACTACCTGACAAATCTCTAACCATTTGTCCTGCTGTCAAAACACCTAGGCCAGTAGCTAGAGGATTTTCTTTAGCGAAATCCACAGCTTTAGTTCCTAAATTAGATAATGTTGCAGGGACAGTTGTTGGTGTTGTTGGAACTGTGCCTAAAACAGTCTCGCCTGTCCTGCTAATTGCTTGTGCTGTTGGATCACCCAAGGGCACTATATTACCAGCAACATCCTTAGCCTGAAATACTCCTTGTGTTAAGGCTGTTTTCGTTAAACCTGAGCCCCCTTGAGCTATTGGTGTAAAAGCACCGCCAGACCCTTGTAAAATTGCACCACCACCCGCTATGCTTCCACCTCCAAATGCTCCAGTAGCACCAGCCGCTCCTTTCGAGCCTAACATAAATGATGCAGTGGGTGCAGCAGTTGTGCCTGCACCTGCAGCCGACAATGCTGAAGCAGTTCCTGTTTTTGTCCCAAATAAACCCGCACCCTTTGTAGCGACATTAGATGTTAATGTAGGAGTGGTTGTACCTAATGCTGATATACCACCTGCTCCAAAACCAGCTAAGGCACCAGCAATTAAAGCATCCCTTGTTGATGCACCTGCTAATTTTGCAATACCAAAACCAGCCGCTCCAACTGCTAAACCAATAAGCAATGGGTTATATTGTTTTAGACCTGTATGTGGATTAATACTACCTGAACCACCAAAATTAAGCAAAAGCCTTTGATCATAAGGGGTTAGAAAAGCTAATTCAGTATCACCATAAATACCTTTAGCTGCCAAATCATCGTATAATAAGTTTGCAAACCAAGTTTTGATAAACTTGGGGATTAACTTGGTAATCCATTTCATCATAAAAAATCCTTTAGTAATTACTAAATTCTAGTTTACTCTGATTTTGCAGGACTTTCAACACCTTGGTCGTGCATCTCATCATATAAACGACCTGTATATTGATATTCTCCAACATGACTTATATAACTCATAATGTAACAATATAATTTACCACCAATATCAGACCATAATTTACAAAAAGCAAAGTCTTCTCCGAAATATCGTTTTGTTTTTGGATCATAAAATGTATCAAAAAAATTATAAAAGTGTGGACGATCCATATATTTTCCATCGATTGTAGTTTTTTGTTTAATCTCTTTATTAGGGTATGCTTTAATTAGTTTATAAAACACATCACGTCTTATTAACATACATCCTGTGGGACAATGCGTGGCCTCAATTACACCTTTGTTAATTTTAATATTTTGATTATCATCTTTTATTAATAAGGGGTACTGTAAAACATGATGTTCACATTGATCTGCAGTTTTTACAAACCCACCTTTTATTTTTGTCATTAATGTATCCCACTGAGCTGTTTTCATAGGATAAGGAATTGATATTATTTCTTTATCAAGTTCTAATAATCTAAATATACTGTCTGCTTTAAATGCAATATCAGAATCAACGAAAAGCATGTGTGTGAAATCTGTGTTTAAAAAATAACTTGTACATAAATTTCTACCTTGTGTAACTAAACTAGATTTCATCATTTGAAACATAACTTTGATATTTCGTTTCATGCACTCTTTTTGCAGTTCTAACATAGTTTGTGCATAATGCATTGAAACATCACTATGTACAGGAGTAGCCACAAACAAACTTATAGGTCTTTCTTTTTTTAACCAGATAGGTTTAGTATTTTGCATCTAAAACACCATACAAAAAATTAGTCCACTCTTTGCTCTTTTTTTCCCAAGAGAAAAATCGCTTAACATACTTTTGTTGTTCTTGTAAGTGGACCTGTATTTCTGGTTCGTGGAGCGTGTCCCGGCAAATTTTAATACCTTCAGCAAATTGATGAGCCAAGTTATTTAAATTAGTTTCATAATTGACATATACAGGAAACTCGGCTCCTGTTTCATACAAAGCTCCATAATTTGTTACAATGCAATATAAACCTGCTGCCATACATTCTAACAAAGAAATACAAGATGTTTCTTCCCAAATACTTGGATACGCAAACATGTGATAATATGGTAACTTTTGTAAAATAAAATCATTAGGCCTATATCCTAAATAGTTTACGTTAGGTAGTTGTTTTGCTTGATCATATAAATCTTGATAACTATCATCATTATCTCTTTGAAATTGTGTGCCATATATTTCACAACTACTATATACATCTAATTCTATATTTTCTTTTTCTAACAATTGCATGGCAGCTAACAAAACATTTAAACCTCTCCATGGTGTAGGATGAAATATTAGGCGCAGAGTGTCATTTTTTTTATATCGTTTATGAGGAGGAAATTCTGTTACACCATTTTTTATTACATGACATTTTTCTGTAGGAACATCAAACATATATCTATATTTTTCGTAGTTCCAACTAGAATTAAATACATACCAGTCATACTTTTTGTGATTGTTTTTATTTTTAAACCAAGGCTCTATGTTGGGTTGGTTAGGAGCATTTTTTTGCCAGAGAATATTAATCTTTTTTTTAGAAATAGGTATTTTTTCTGGAACTGAAGTGCAGATGGCAAACTTATCTAAAAGGTTTTTATCAACATATTCTTCTAAAAACCCTTGTTGAAGCTCAGTCCCTCCACGCGGTTTCAATTCGTATCTCCCTCCATTGGTAGCTCAGGGACGATAATATTAACGTCCCTTTGTATGTCACCTTCCGTTGTAGTCGTTGTGGAGTCGTTAATGTCTTTTTGTGCATCATCTTCTGTGGCATAAACCTTACCAGTTTTTTTATTTAAAATTTTAGTTTCTGACTTACAATGAATTACTTTCATGTTCTAAACTTACAAAAAAAAACACAATATGTCCAATAGATTATCCATTCTCTTGTGACCTATCTAGAAGTGCGTATGACACTATACCTTGTATTTCATTAGCAGTGCCCGCTGTCATTTTTAAAATATCACCTTCTTCTAATACAAGTGTCTGTGAAATAATTTGTCGTGTGGTATTTGCTGCTATGGCTGCATTGTCAATTCTAAATGTTGCTGATGCGCTTGTGTCTGTTACTTGAGTTGCTAGATTAACTGCAGAACCACTTGAACCATTATGAGCCTGTATTTGTTTGACTAAACAACGACCATTAACGGGTGCTGTCAGCACACTAGTTGTGCCTGTAGTGGTAAGTGAAAACCCTTGATTTTTATATTGTATCGTCATTAGCTCATAAAAAAGTTAAAGGCATCTTGTTCATTTTTTAAATCATTTTGATAAGCAAAGTTTAATTGATTTACTAATGTCTCAATACCATAAGTTATTTGTCTTTGGTTTTGCACCACATAATCATCATTTAATTCAGGGATAAGTATATTTATTTTAGCCAACTTTTCTCCCTCTCTTCAAAGCTTCTTTTGCTTTTTTTGCTATGCTAACAACTTGTGTTTTACCCATAACTTTTGCGCGTTGCTCCATAACCGTTAATATCTGAATCTTTCGTGCATAAGGTTTTTTAATTTTTTTTACTTTAGCAACAGTTTTTCTTGCGTCAGCAGGTGTAGCAAATTTAATACTTACTGTGTCCTTTGGGTTTTCGTCTGTATATAAACGTCTTCCACTACCTTTTGGTTTTTTACCTGTACCTACTTTTGGATCTTTTCTAGTCATTATCTTCTACCATCAGGTTGCACATCTGCTCTAAATGCACCAAATCTCCATGATTCATCGGTTGCTGTATTTTCTACCTTTAATGATGCTAATCTACCTCGTGCCCTTGTGTCAATCTTTTTTGTACTTGACGTAACTGTAAAAGGTCCAAGGGGCGAGGATGCTTCTGTTTCTGACGGAAAGTTTTTTAAGTTTATAGTAATTTGAGCATTACCATCAAGTTTTCCAAAGTCAGGTATAAATCTTCTCATCTTAACAAAAAACTCTCCTGCACTACCTTCTATTGGCATTTCAAAATCACCTGATTCTATAAAGGCATTTATAGATGTTTTATTACCTAATATATCTAATTGGTTGTTACCGACCTCATGTTTGTAAAGAGTGGCTGCTCCAAATTCATTAGTAATTCCATTTATAGTTAAAGAAGGTAAACCCGTTGCATTGTATTCTGTTGCATATGGATTATCTAAAACATATTTATCGCTATAGGCAGTTCGTGCTAAAGAACTTGTTGTCCATAAGGCCTCTCTATAATTTAAAGTTACACAACGATCTATTTGAGTAGATCCACTTTTGCAATAAAACCAATTTATTTCTGTAAATAAAGTATTATATCCTGCAAACACTTGTTCACTTTGACCAAAATTAAATCCTAAATCATCATCTGTTTGAGTGGTAAATACAAAATCTTCTACAGTGCAATTTATTTTTTTTACAGAACCACCATCGTAAGCATAAAAACCACCAGACTTACCCATCCAGTACATTATACCATCCACATGCACCAATGAATGTTGTGACATAGCTCCACAGTTTGAACCAACTTGTCTAATAGAGAAAGTGAAAGGTGGACCAACAAACTGCATAATATAAGCTGAAGTATCTGTAACAATAAAAATGTAATCTTTACCTCTTGCTGCACAAACTATTTTTGAACCACTGTCTAGTTGAAATGTACCTGCTGTATTTGTCGATACAGGCACATAATCAGTTCTATCTTCTTGATCAGAAAAACGAATAAACATTTTATCTTGTGTGCTAATATTACCTATTGTTGTCTCTGTACCAAGATGAATTAAGTGTCTATCAGTATCCGATACAATTGTCATTACACTAGCTGTTGGATTTGTTGTGACAGCACTTGCTCTTGTGGTAACACCACTAGTTGGATTCCATTCAAAAGAAGCACCATTTTTAATTGTTGCTATTAATATTGTTCCATAATTATCTAATGACCAATTACCGGGCTCTAAACTTGTAGCAGAGGCAGCAGTTGCAGAACCCCAACCATTAGAACCACTCCAAGTTCCTGTGCCCCAACCAAAACCTAGTGTTTGGGTAGCTGCACCAACAGGAACATATGCTTGCACAGAACCAGATCCTGCGGCAGTCATTCCTGAACCTGATTCATTTGAAGGCATTGTAATTGTAAAACTGTTTGTAGATGCTGTAATTACTTGAAAAGGATTGTCTGTAAAATTAGCTGCAGTAAATCCTGTACCACTACCTGGCATGGTAACAGATGAAAATTCAACAAACTCACCAGCTGTTAAAGCATGCGAACTTTTATTTACAGTTACTGTCGCTGATCCATTAGTTGAGGTAAATGTTAATCCTGTTATAGCAGTCTCCAAAGGGCTGATATCATACATAGCCGAACCATAAAAAATAAATAAACCTTTACTGGTGCCAATAGCTATGTATTCGGTGCCATTTTTATCTGTCCATATGTGTGTAGCACGAGCAACACCAGGTAAAGTAGTTGCTACAGCTTGTTGCCACCCACCAATTTTTTCAGGTTCACCATAACGAAAACGAACAAAGTCACCATCTGTCCATTGATTTGCTGCTTCACTTTGTGTTATTTGTTTATTAAAACCACCTTTAAATGGTATGCGTATTAAGGGCATTTTACCTCGCAGTCAAAGGGTTTGTTCCGTCCCCAACGAATTATCTCTCTCACC